TATCAGTGTTGTGCCGAAGGTCCGCCATCTTTACACGCATAGCATCCTCACTAGCAAAAACACCTTCCTTATATTCTTCATAGGTCTGACCAGGAACCTTTGTCAGGGCCTTGATGCCGATGATAACCCGCTCACTGATACCAGCATCACGTAGATCCTTATAGGTTACGCTGGTGTCTTCAATCACATCATGACCTAGAGCCATGCACATCAACTCCTCGTCATCAGTCTTGAGGTAATGCATAACCTTTAGGGGATGTAGGATGTAAGGACTACCACCCCTGTCAAATTGACCAGCATGAGCATTAGTGGCGATGACTAGCATCTTACCAAGCATTTCACCCTTCTTCATATCTAGTCCTTTCTTTTCTGTATTTGTAGTATAAAAGAGAACCGATTTATTGTCAAGCCGCCTGCTTGGCTTCCTGCATTTCAGACAGGATGAATTTGGCAACGTTCATTTGCTTGCGGACGTATTCCACAGAGCGAGGGCCAGAACCCATTGCCAGCATTTCTTGGCAGTCAGACATGATGCCCATCACGACCATTTCCAGACCCGAGAAACGAGCAGTAATACTTTTCATGTATTGTTCACGAATATCTTGCTCAGACATACCATAGCAGTTAATTTCGAATTCAGTCATTTAGTGCTCCGTTAATCAATCAATAAGAGTATTATATGTTCAAATCGATTTATTGTCAAATTTTAAGCAGTAACCACTTCACAGTACCAGCCTTCACGTTGGATCTTGCGCTTGGCAGTCATCATGATCTTGCGTTGCTTGATGAATTCAGGAGTAAGATCAGCGTAAATGCCACCCATAGCTTTCATTGCGATCAGAGCGGCATCACGCTTGACATAAGTCTTAATTGCATCAGAAGGAATCATCAATTGCCGAGCGGCACCGTCAGCGGTAGTGAAAATCGGGCTTGTGTACAGAACTTGCATTGCGAACTCCTTTAATCAATCAATGCATGTATTATATGCCCAAATTGATTTATTGTCAAGTTTAGGCAATGTTCAATTGTACTTGCAAATCTTCCCAAGTACCACCGAGACCCACGGACTTCATCCCGCGCTTATCACTCATACGCTGAAATTCCAGCGCATCCAGAGCCTTTTGGGTTGCGGCGTTGCATTTAGTGAAGTCACCTACACCGTACCGAATTTGTTTGGCAGTAGCATAGAAACATACATCGCCGACGATAACACGGAACTTCTTGGATTGGGGGAAACGCTTGACTTGCATGTTTAATTCCGTTCGTTGATTCAATACAAGTATTATACCAAAATACCAATTTATTGTCAAAAATACTTAAAGTACCTTGACACGATTCAGTTGAGTTTGTTTATTGCGATACGATTTTACTGTGCCTTTGATCGTTAGACTAGTACCAACGTCTAATTTCTCACTGAGTGAGAAAAACAGCACAGTGGATTGATCGGTGATGCAAGTAACGAAGTAAACATTGTATTGTTTGCTGTATACTACACGCATCACTTCCACGTTGACAGTAACTCGATCTCCTACTTTGCCACATGGACGATCAATAGCATCTTCAATTCTTTCGTTGACGCTTTTTTGTTTTTCTGCCAACTGATGTCCTTTTGGCAAATACGCAAGATATCCAAGACTTTGCATACTGATGGAATCAGAATTAGCCAATTCTATAGCTTTCATATCAAATTCTGTCAGTAGCTTGCCTGCCAAAATAGCGAATACCAAACCTTTGTAATGTTCACGGACACGTTGACCATTGAATCGATCTTGCTCAGTGATTGTTTCTGGATTATTAAGAAAAGAAATCGTGATTTCTCGATTAGAGTTCGTGTTCGCAGACGGAACAATATCTTTAACTTTTATATATTCGCCGTTTGTTTGAGCCAGGGCGGCACATGCAGCGGCGAACGCGGTGTCAGTGTCAAACATTTTACCAGAATTAACTTTACGCATGATCAAAATCTCTACTATCTAGTTAAGATAGTAGTATTATATACATAATTTGATTATTCGTCAAATAGAGGCATCTTCCATTCCGGCAGTCCTAAGACGCACAATATGACCTAACATGAAATTTTTTGATTCCAACGCTTTAATGATGCCTAGCCATTTGTTTCTAAGTAACGAAACTGTATTCACTAGAGTCTCCATATCTATAACCTCTTGTTCGGCATCGCAGTATCTTTCAGCATCTCTACTAGTCAATACACGATTATAGTTTTCCAGATATTTCCTAAAAGCAAGTGATCTAGTCTTACGTAGTTGTACATTCAAATAATCCAACACCGCTTCTATTGTTTGAAGTTGATTGAATCGTTGTTCTGTAATACCAGGCAACGCGGCGATGTTTTTTTCGATATTGCCCTTGATCGATGTTTCGATTTTGGCAGCAACAAGCTCTGTTTCGTAGTATGAAACAAAATCTGGCAAATTTGCCAGATGTTATTTTAGTGTACCAATTCATCGAAACACACGAATGTTACCAATCTTCATCTTCCTCATCCTGATCATCCAGGTAGTCATCATCATCTTCAGTTTCACCTTCGTCAGCGTAAAATTTAATTGCATCTTGAACCTCATTATCATCAGTGAATTCATGTTTTATGTCATCTAAATCATAACCATGATCTACTAACACACCAACCAAACTGTCTGCTAGTTGTTCCCTATCATCATAGGGAATGTTTTCGCGAACTATACTCCAAATCTCTGCTGCTAATTGTACACTCATTATACTATATCCTCCAAAGTTTTTGTATTTATTCTTTGGTGTTCAGGACTCGATAGCCTCATCTTCGGTTACAGTCGAGACGGATTTACTATTGAACTCTTTCATTACTAAATCCATGATACCGTTTTCATTGCGATTCCACTCTTTACGGAAGTATTTGTGGATTTCGCCGTTCAAGTCAGTATACGCATAACGATTGCCTTCTTTTTTGATCATATTTTTAGATTCGAGCAAGTCGAAAAATCCAGAATATGGGTTCATGCCAGTTTCGTATGGAATCTGAATCTGAATGTCTTCGAATGGTTTAGCATATCGAGTTTTCATAATTTTGCAGCCTGCACGAATGCCCAACACTTCAGTGACTTTGTTGCCTTCTTCGTCTTCCTTGAGTTTCAGCTTCTTCATTGCAACCAGGATACTACTAGCGTACACAAATCCTTGCCCACCAGAAACGTTTGGATCAGGGTTATATGGATCTTGTGATGCATACGTGTGATTAGTGGCAACTAACCCAACGTTACAGCTACCAAACATATTCACGCAATTAGTTACTAATGCTTTGAGTGCTTTTGCTTTGCGACCCATATCTCCTTTCATGTCACCGGCGTCAAACTGATTGACTTCGGTAGGCGACATCAACATACCAAGCGAATCTACCACAAACAATACTTTTGGTCGCTCATCCTCTGGCATTGCTTTGTAATCCTTCATGAATGTCGAAATAGTCTTCGCTACATCGTCAATCATTGCCATATTCAACTTCAATAGTTTGTCGCCTGATGTGTTTACACCCAATGCATTAAGCCATGATTCATCTAGTGCGTTTTCACTATCAATTAATACTACAAAAATACCTTGTTGTTGTGCATTACGAACTAAATTGCCACTACAGATATAGGATTTACCGGATCCGGATTCTCCTGCAAACACTGTTACCTTGCCCAATGGAACTCCCTTGTGAAAGTCTCCACTGATCAAATAGTTCAATGCAAAATTGCCAGTTGAAACCCAGTCTGTTGGATCATGAAAGCCAATAGATAAGCCTTCAATTGATTTTGTGATATCTTTCCTGAACTTGCTCAGGTCAAATGGTCGTGCCATATTTAAAATCCTTTTATTTTTGTGTAAATGTCATGTACTGTCTATCGGCAAACGAAATTTTATCGAGAAATTCCGGACAGGTATCTGCTATTTTTTCTAATTCATAGTCGCTAGGGTAGTGCCGCAACACACCTCTTGCTCTTTCGCGAACCAAGCTAGGCACTCTAGGAGTTTTGCCAGGATCACAAAGTTCTTCCAACAACTTTTTGCTCTGTTTAAGAGCCCTAAATCTTTCGTCGGGTAATGTCATTATTTTTCTCCATAGATGCGTGGATTGAATTAACAATCCACGCAATTCAACATTTAAGCTGTTTTTGTCTGACGACTGCGAATCATTGCCAAGATATCTTGGCA